CTTTTAATCCGCAGGTCGTAGGTTCGAGTCCTACTGGGGGCACCACCGTCGTCTTCGGCGTCGCAGAGAGCGCATGAACCGCCGCTGGTCAGCTCTGGAGCGTGACCGGTCTCAAGCCAGTGCAGATTTACGCCCGTGGCCAGCGACCATGCCATCAGCGTCGTGCGCCGGACCTTGGTCTGTCCGGTCTCGGCTCGCTGCACTGTGCTCACTGTCACACCGAGTCGATCGGCCAGCTCGCCTTGCGTCAGCGATACAAAGCCCCGCGCGATCGCAAGTCGCTGCGCGTCTGACAGAACCGGCACGACGCCTGCTGTCATCCCTTGAATGCTCGTGGTCACTTCTCCCCCTCTACTCGATACCGCTTTGCCTTCGGTATGGCACCAGTCCGCTGACGGAATAGCTCGTCGCGGCCTAGTTCCTGCTCGCCCTTGCGCTCTGCCCATCGCCTGTTTGCGCGCGATGTTCCACCCTTGCCACCGCCCTTGATAGGGCCGGTGTTGTTCAAGTGGTCACCGCTGGATTTACCGCTCATGGCGTCACTCTAATGCTTATGCGGTAGTTACCGCAACGGCACAACCCGAGCGTGACTTGTTGACTAAACGCTGTATTTACCGCATTCTGTTCGACATGCAGTCTGACAACGCTGTAATTCCCGCATTGTGCTCCGTTGCCGAGGCGGCTGAGCTACTTGGGTCCACACCATCGACGGTGCAGAGGTGGGCTAAGAACGGCCGGCTGACGGTGCACCAAAAGCTGCCCGGCAAGACTGGCGCTTACCTGCTCGACCGCGACGAGGTCGAGTCGATGAAGCCGGCGGCGAACTGATGGCCGGCCGGTACGTGACGCCGACAGACCGTCCGCAGTGGCCCGCCGGCGCACAGTTGCGCGAGTTGGCCCGTAAGGCGTTGCTGTGGTGGCTGTTGCCGTCGTGTGGCGTGGCGGGCGTCCTGCTCGTTCTGCTGTACGCCTACGCCCTCGCTGGCGGTCAGGGGTGAGCGAGATCGTGCCGGCCGACGACATCGAGCAGATCGTCGGCGCTCCCCGTGCCCGCAATCTGCATCTCGGGCGTGCTGTGTCGGAAGACCAGCGCGTCTACATCCTGCATTCGCAGCAGTGCATCGACAGCGGCCGCGATGTCCGTGAGTGCACCTTCTCTCGGGCGATGGACAACGGCATCGACGTGGACTACTGGTGGCTCGGCTGCGAGGACATCGCCGTCGTGCTCGGTGTCCGTGGCCCGCATCTGGTCCCGGTCCGCAAGGTGAGCGATCAGCCCCGCTTTCCTGGCGGCGTGCTGTGACGCCGGATCGGTGGGGCTACAAGCTGATGAGCTTCCCTGAGTTCGGCACTGACTTTCATCTGGTCGGCTCGCTGCTCGAAGCCATCACCGTCGTAGCGAACCGCAGTGACGACGATCGTGCCGTCGTCGTTCACGAGGACGAGTTCCTGTGAGCGATACGAACTACCCGCTCGGCTACGTGCTTGGGGAAGAGCATGTAGCCGGGCGGGTTTCTGTTGATTGGATCGGTGTCGTCTACGAGACCCGTGAGGCTGCCGAGGAAGCGCAGACCGAGGCGTGGGCGCTCGGCGAGAGCGAGATCAACGTCTACGAGATTCACAAGCTGACGCCCCGCGAACTCGGTAAGCCGAGTACGTGATGGGCGACGTTGTGCGTGGCCCGTGGAAACCGGTACCGGGCCGTGTCGATGCCTCGCCGGTGCGATGGCGACGCGGCCGGCCGATAGACCCTCACGCGAACCGTCAGCACTGCGCTGAGTGTGCGCGCCCGTTCCATCCCGATGCGTGGGTGCCGGTCGACAAAATCTGCGCCGAGTGCCAGGAGGAACGGGCACGCGCTGAGCGTGACGCTGTGCCGCCAACTCTGTTCGATCCTGACGGCGGTGATGACATGCCGTAACTAGATCCTCTGCTCGTTGTCCCTGCGCCCGTGGATCTTTCACGTACGGGTGATGCGCTTAGCCAGCGCAGTCGTCGCCCGTTAGAGGGGCCACTGCACCCATCCCGATTCGAGTGTCTGACCTGGTTAAGGCGGACTCGGGCAGGAACACCGTTGCTGGTGTATCAGGCACTCGAAGTATCCCAGTCCCGGCAAGCCGAGTAATTCCCGCGCTTGCGTTCACACCAACCGACCGACGACCGACGCGACCGACGCGAAGGAACCGAGATCGGGTGATCCCGTGCCTTTGCGGTACGGGGTACGCCCTGCCCTCCCAACTCCCTCCGCTCCCTCTACGAAGCGTCACAACGGCCCTCAGCGCAACGCTGAGAGACGAACAACCACAAGGAGATTGAAATGCAACCCACGATCGGACGAGTAGTCCACTACCACCCGCACCCCACGCAAGCTCGGTACTCAGGTCTTCCGATCCACCCGCCTTACGACGATGCGCCACACGCGGCACTAGTCACCTACGCCCACCCGGACGTCAATTGGGTGGAGCTGGTGGTGTTCCCTCCGCGCGGCGGGTCGGGCTACACCGTCTCGGCTGTCGAGGGCACTGCGGCCGGCGAGTGGTCCTGGCCTCCGAGGGCGTGAGCTGATGTCGTCTCCGGTCCGCTTGCCAGTGAAGTTGTTCAGTCGGTCGCCGTCGATTCATCGTGCGGTGGAGAAGTTCTGTGAGGCCTACGACTTCGAGCTGACGATCGACCGTGGCGAGCGACCGGCGACGGCGGCGTACGTGGTGTCGACGGCCGCTCACAACCGTGACGTGGTGCTGCTGGCCGGCATGTATTGCACTCCGCTCAGCACGTGCGAGGTCATCCACCTTCCCCAAGCTGAGCTGTATCTGGCCGCTGCGGTGCGTTACGCCCGTGGCCTCACATTGTGCGGGTCCGACCACGTTCGGCGGTCGTACCCGAAACCGAATCAACCTGAAGGAGTGCTGTTCTGATGGATGGCGACATGTCTGCCCTGTTGCAGGCGGCGACGTATCAAGTGGCCGATCTGGTCGGCCCCGTCACTGTGCTGGAGGGTGCCGGCCAACATCTGCTGTCCCGGCTGACTGAGACGGACCCTCACCGGTGGGCGGTGACGGCGGCGCTCGGTTCAATTGTGGCGGCGCGTAAGTCACTCGAAGAGGCAGCAGAAGCGCTGATGGACACACGCATGCACGACGACGTAGGCGAGCCCACGACGTCTGACCTGTCGACCCACTTCGACAGAGACCCGGCCAGTGCGGTGATGGCCGACCGGTCGCAGTGCCCATCGCGGTATGTCGCACCGAACGATGATGATTGGGACCAGCCGGCGCGGTGCTATCGAGACGCCGGCCACGACGGAGTACACCAGTCGAACGATCCAGACCTCCCGTGTTGGCACAACTTCGGTCCGGCCGGCTCCGTGGTGACCAACTGATGGCGGGCCAGTTGGTGCCGCTCGATGGCCTGCCGGGGCGGTTCGCTACGACGTCGTATGACGCTGAGCGCGGCATGATCGTGGTCCAGGTCGATGACGCCGAGGGCAACGTGACGGGCTCGATGTCGTGGGTCTACAGCGAGGCCGAGGTAATCGAAGAGCCGGCCGAATGAGCCTGTGCCGAGGGCGTCCTGATGACTATGAGTATGCGAATGTGCCTGGCGGGCAGTGGCGTACGAAGCGGGTAGCTGCTGAGCAGCTGTGTGCTGGTTGCCCTGTCCTGTCTCGTTGCGCTCAGCGTGCGTTGCAGCATCACGCTCTCGGCATGGTGTGGGCCGGTGTGCCCATCCCCCCTGAACATAACGACCGCAATACCAGCGAAGCGCGACAGCTTCTGATCGAGGTGGCTCTGTATGGCAAGCGATAGGCGTCCTCCGATACCGGATGACATGGCCAAGGCGGTGCGTGCGCGTGACGGCTACGTGTGCCGTAAGTGCGGTAGCGATGACCGCTGCGAGATCGACCACGTCGTGCCGTGGCACATCGTGAAGGTGCACGAGCTGGACAACCTCCAGCTGCTCTGTCTGCCGTGCAACCGCAGTAAGGGCGGCAAGGTGGAGGCAGACGGCCGGCGTACGTGGTTCGATCCAGAGTTCTTCGGGGCAGGGATCACAGCATGAGCTATCCCCAGCGCTGTTGTGCCGCTTGGCGTGTGCCACCTGTGCGCTTGGCTATGTCGGCCCAGCTGTACCCATCACCGCGTACTGCTGTCACGGCTTCGGTGATCTGCCCATCCAGCTCTGAGCGCAGTGCTATCAGGTGTGGCAGTGACTCTATGTCGGTGCCTGCCCTGCGCCCTGCTGCCCTCACGATGCGACGCACGAAGGCGATGTACTCGGCTGTATCCATTGGCCTCTTCACGTGTCAAGGATGCATTGACGAACTCGACAAGTCAATGCATGACGCTGCATACTCATGCATGCATGATCATCCACTTCCATGCATGATCGGTGGTGGCAACCGGCCCCTGGTTTTTGTAAAGGGGACGGTTGACACCGAGGGGCTCCCCGCATGTACACCCCCCAAAGGGTCCAGAGGTCTAGTTCCAGGGAGTGGGACGAATTACGATGCATGATTATGCATGGCGTCATGCATGGCGGATGAATGGTCAACGGATTTTATGCATGGCCGGATGGAGGTCGTTGTGGGTGTCGTGACGAACGAGTCGTTCGAAGGTTCGGTCGAGTCGTTCCTGTCGGTCAACGAGTGGGTGAGCGATTCGGAGGCCCCGTATGTGGCGTCGCTGTTCCACGTTGCACGGCTCCTGGACCTGAAAGTGAAGGCCAATCAGGCACTTCCAGCCGGCCTCACGATGGAGTTCCGCATGACGTTCTCGGAATTGCGCAAGTGCAAACCCGCTACGGAGCAGTCGGACGACGACGGTTTCGATGATGAGATCGCCAATATCTGATGAGCGCGGCGCTCCCGACTATCGTTCTGCCCGAGGAGTATCGGGAGAACTGGACTGACGAAGTCCCTCCGTGGCTGCCTCGCATCTACACGCAGCCGATCGAGAACCCGGACTACGCCGAGGCTGACAAGCTGATTCGGCTCTCCGAGAAAGTCTTTCGGTTCGCTGCGGGCGACGAGCTGCGCCTGGACATGTGGCAGAAGTGGCTCATCCGCGAGATTCTGCAGAAGTACCCCGAGGACTACCACGACCAGGCGCTAGCCGGCCAGCTTGTCTACCAGCAGGTCGTCGTCTCGATGGGTCGGCAGAACGGCAAGACCGTGCTCGGTGCCGTCATGGCGCTGTACGGGCTGATCCTGATGGTGCCCCGTGCACCCGAGGTGATCTCGATTGCGGCCGTCGTGGACCAGGCGAAGAACCTGTACGCCAAGGTCCGGTACTGCGTCGACAACGTGCCCCTGCTCAAGCGCCGGTTCAAGACCACCGACCGCAGCGGCATCAAGTCACGGAACCTGAAAAGGCCGGCGACCTACGTCGTGAAAGCAGCCGGCGACGGCGACGGATTGCAGGGCTTCTCCGGCTGTCTGATGCTGCTCGATGAGCTGCACCTGCTAAAACCCGAGGCGTGGGACGCGCTCACCCTGGGCGCATCGGCTCAGCCGAAGGCGCTCGTGGCCGGCTTCACCACGGCCGGCGACGACAACTCGGTGCTGCTCAAGCTGCTGTACCGCATCGGCCGCGCCGCCGCTGCGAAGGAAGAGGGCCACGATCCACGGTTCGGATTCTTCCTGTGGGAGGCCGATCCGAACCTCGCACTCTACGATCCACAGGCTCTCGTGCAGGCGAACCCGGCGATCGCGTCCGGCCGGCTCAGCCTCGCTGACGAAGTGCGGCGCGGAAAGAACATGCTGGAGTCGTCGTTCCGGCGCTACCGCCGCAACGAGTTCGTGTCCGTCGAGAGTATTTGGATGCCGATGCCGGCATGGCTGGCCGGCGAGTACGGACCCATTCCCGGGCCGGCCCGCAAGCAACCGCTCATCATCTCGTTCGCCCGCTCTCGCCGCACGTGGAACTACGTCTCGATCGTCGCATCCACGAAGTACGACGGCGTCGTGTACACCCAGCTCATCGCGACGATCACGTTCGGCAACGATGAGCTGCTGCTGAAAAAGCTTGTGCAGCTGAGCCGTACGGTCCGCGTCGAGAAGTTCGTGACCGATGCCGAGACGATGAAGCCGACCATTCTGGCGCTCGACAAGACCCACCACCTACCGGCCGAGTACATGACCCGAGGCAACATCGCGAACGCCACATCGGCGGTGCACTCGATGATCAAGGATGGCCGCGCGAAGCATGCCGGCCAGAAGGAACTCGCGACCCAGTTGACGAAGACCGTGACCGTGAACGCCGGCCAAGGTGTCCTGATCGACATGAACAAATCTCTCGGCGACATCGACGCGATGTATGCCACGGTCATGGGCGTTTTCATGGCCGAGCAACAGCAGCCGTTCGTGTCGCAGCTGAGAATGTTTTCGAAAAGTTCTACATGAGAATCACACGGATGGGATTAGCGTTCCCCAGCAATGAACGCAATCGGTAGGTTCTTCGGCTTCGGCACCGACGTGGAGACACGCACCGGGTCGGTCGGCTCGGCTGGCGGTGACTCTCCGCTACCGGCCGTAATCCCCCCTCCCCGAACGGAACTCGGCGTCACCTGGCAGGAAGCGCTCAAGGTCTCGGCGTTCTCCCGCTCGATGGACCAGACCAACACGATGATGTCCTCGATGACGGCGACGGTCCGCGACGCCCGCAAGCGACTGATCCCGTTCGACGATCGCGCATTCCCGTCGATCGTGAACAAACCGAACCTCGATATGGACTGGGAAGAGTTCGTGCAGTCGACGGTCAACGACCTGTTCCTGCACGGCGAATACATCTGGCTCCGCATCGGAGACCCGCAGACAGTCAACCTGATTCCGATCTCGCCCCGCGAGATGACGATCGTTCGTGAGCGCCTGCCCGATGGCACGTGGGGCCGAACTCGCTACGGGCACTTGGGTCGTGAAATACCCCGTAGCCGCATCGTCCACAAAAAGCACACCGCCATCACCGGTGAGGCACGCGGCATCGGCCCGCGTCAGCTCGCACAGAATGTGCTCCGCGCGGCGCTGACGCTGGACGATTTCCAGCGCGAGTGGTTCGACTCAGCCGTAGTCCCATCCGGCATCCTCACCACCGACCAACACCTGTCGAACATCGAGCAGGACGACCTCCAGGACCGGTGGAACAACTTCCTGCGCTCGCACCGAGGGCAGGCCGTCGTGCTCGCTGCCGGCCTGAGCTACGACGCGATTCAGCTCAAGCCGGCCGATGCGCAGATGCTCCAAGTGCAGGACGCCATCGACCGCAAGATCGTACGTATCTGCGGCACACCGGCTTTCGACCTGCTCGTTCCTGGCGGCACCGAATCTCGCACGTACCAGAACCTCGAACAGTCCACTCTGCAGTACCTCACCACCACTCTGGCGAAGTACATGAACGCCGTCGAGAGCGGCCTCACCGAGGTCATCCCACGCGGCAACAAGGTCGAGCTGGACGAGACGGGCCTGCTGCGCATGGACAGCAAGACACGCTCCGAGGTCGATACCGCCAACGTCACCAACGGAACACGCACCATCAACGAACTACGCGCCCGCGACGGCCTGGACCCGCTCCCCCACGGCGACGAGAAGCCGGCACCGAAGCAGATTCCGTCCGAGCGCGTCGACCAGACGAAGGAGATCGAGGCATGATCCACGTCATCGTCGGCCCGCCCTGCGCGGGCAAGTCCACATTCATCGCGGCCAACAGGAAACCCGGTGAAGCCGTTGTGGACTTCGACCGCCTCGCAACCGCGTTCGGCTCTGACGGCCACCACGAGACACCGCTGGACTTGCGCCGCGTCGTACAGAAAGCGCGGCACGCTGCCATTGCGCAGATTCTCATGGGCGTGGTCGAGACGGCGTGGATCATCGACACCGACCCCACGCCGTTCATGCGCGCGCAGTACCGCCGCGCCGGCGCAGAGATACACGTCATCGACCCCGGCATGAACGCCTGCCTGGCACGCATGCTCGAGGACAACCGACCCGACTGGACCGAGGGCCAGATTCGACGCTGGTACCGACAGAACAAGAGGACCGCATGACACACGCTCAGCTCGAAACACGCACTGCCGCAGTTGATACCGAGGTCGAGATTCGTAGCGCACCCGTCAGCACCGTAGACGAACAGACGCGCATCATTTCCGGCATCGCCGTCCCCTACGGCCAGACGGCCGAGATCCGCACCAAGAACGGTAGCTACCGCGAATCGTTCGCCCTGGGCGTGTTCGAGGACGATGCGCCGGCCGTCTCGGTGCACGCCAACCACAGCTGGAAGACACGCGGCGATCTCCCGATCGGCACCGTCATATCCGGCAAGAATCGCCCCGAGGGCTACTACGTCGAGTGCCGCATCGCGAACACAGAACGCGGTGACGAAGTGCTCGAACTCGCCCGCGACGGCGTACTCAAATACTTCTCGGTGGGCTTCCTCCCCGGCACCCACGAGACGCGAGACGGCGTGCTCGTCCGCACCGCAGCGACACTCGGCGAAGTGTCCATCACAGAAAAGCCGGCCTACAAAGGCGCGGTCATCGAGAGCGTGAGAAACGCTGACACAGAACAGGAATCACGTATGGACCCCGAAGAGCTCGCACGCCTCATCGCAGCCGGAATCAAGGACGACCCCGAGGTAGTCCAGCTGCGCAACGACAACGCCGAGATGACCCGGCGCATCGGAGTGCTCGAAGACCCCACCACCACCCAGGCACGTGGCCGGCGCGAGTTCAAGACCCGCACAGGTGGCGAGCTGCTCAAGGCGATGCTGGCCGGCGACACGGACGCCGTCACCGAAATCCGCGAGGTCAACGACGAGCTGGAGTCCCTGCGCATCGAGACCCGAGCCTACGAGGGCCAGGTGCTTGCAGACGGCGTCGAGCGGCCGGCATGGCTGGAAAAGCAGCTGCGGCTCACCAACCGCAGCCGGCCGATCTCGACCATGTTCTCCCGCGAATCGCTGCCGCCGGACGGCACCAGCTTCGAGTACGCCAAGGTGATCTCCGAGAGCGGCGCTATCGGCGTCCAGGCCGTCGAAGGTGACGATCTCGGCTACCTCGAGATCAAGCTCGGCACCGGCAGCGGCGTCGTCCGCACGGTCGGCGGCTACACCAGCTTCAGCCGGCAGGCGATCGAGCGGGCCAAGGTTCCGATTCTCGACACCGGCCTGCGATGGATGGGCATCCAGTACGCCGAGGCATACGAGAACTACGTCCAAGCATTCATGCTCGCGCTCCCGAAGGGCGGCGCTGAGGGCATCAACGTCATCAACACACAGGCAAAGCCGTCGACCGCCGCCGAGTGGATCGGCGTCACGCTCGACGCGAAGCACTCGATCATCCAGAACGCGAAGGGCCTGCGCGCCGACCTGATCGTGTGCAGCTTCGACGTGTACAAGGACATCGCCCTGCTCGAAGATGCCACCGGCCGGCCGATCTTCAACGTCAACAACGACGGCCAGAACACCTGGGGCAGCGCCAACGTCAGCCAGACCGACGATGTCGAGATCGGCTTCAACATCGCCGGCCTACCCGGTGTCGTCGGAGATCGACTGCCGCCTAACACATTCCGCGTCACCTCGCGTGAAGCCATCACGTCCATGGAAAGTGCCGGCGCACCGTTCTCGCTCCAGGACGAGAACATCATCAACCTGACCAAGGACTTCTCGGTGTACGGCTACCAGGGCATCTACTCCGAGCAGCCGAAGGGCATGACCGCGATCACCTGGGCTGCCTAGCATGACCGCGCCAGAGCAGGACTCTTCGACGGTGGAGCACCCCACCGTGGAAGAGTTCCGCAACTTCGTCAGCGCAGAGCCGGCCGACGACGCTGCGCTGACCGACGATCTGGCCATCGCCATCGAGACGATCGACGAGTTCTGCGCCAAGCCCGTCAAGCCCATTCCGCCGGCCACGCGCAAGCGCTGGTACTTGCTCGTGGCCGCTGAGCTGTGGGACGTGTCGAAGGGGCCGAGCACGAGCATCGACTCGTTCGGCAACTCCCGGCAGACCAGATCGTCACGTGACCCCATGCACGTGATCATCCGGCAGGTCCGTCGCTACGTGCCGGCGTTCTGATGAGAATCACCGAAGCACGCGACGAAATCTTCGCAGCCCTGTCCGGTGCCGGCCTCACCGTCCAGGGGTGGGAGAAGAAACAGATCAACCCGCCCGTGGCGATCGTCGTGCCGGCCGAACCGTTCATCGACGGCGAGGGCGACGTGACGTTCGCCGAACCGTTCGCCGTGCACTACGTCATCCAGCTCGTCGCCGGCCGTGGCACCGCCGACGTCGTCCAGGACCGGTGCGCCGACATGTTGGAGAAAGCAACGCTCGCTCTGACGAACATCGGCATGTCGCTCGACTCCGCGGAATACCCGCTGATCGGCGAAGAGCAAGACCCAATCACATTCGGCGCGCAACTCCGCGTGTCGGCCGCAATCAACCTCAAAAAGGATGTGTAGCAATGCCGTTCAAAGGCACCAAGGGCGAGAACCTTCAGATCGCTATCGACGCTGTCGAGTACAACAGCTACCTGCACGAGGTCCGTGCCGAGCCCGATGACGGCGAAGACGGCGACTTCATCACCTTCGCCAACGCCGCCACCGGGGACACGTCGCAGTGGTTCCTGCGGGGCACCATGTACGACGACTACGCCGGCGACAGCCTGTGGACCATGGCGTGGGAGAACTCCGGCCAGACCGTGCCGTTCCTGATCAAGCCCTATGGCAACCCGGTGCCCACCGAGGATAAGCCACACTTCCGTGGCGAGGTCCGCATTGCTCGCAAGCCCGGCTTTGGCGGCGAGGCCAACTCGCCGCACGAGACCGAGATCGAGTGGCCGATCGACGGTGTGCCCGAGCGAGTCGTGGCCTAATTCGCCATGGCCGGCCTCACGATCACCGTCCGCATCGACGGCCGTGACGAGATCGTCGGGAAGCTGACCGCATTCCAGGCCAGCTCCCGACGACTCAAGCCGGCGTTCGAGCAGATCACCGCCCGCACGATGGTCACCGGTCGATTCCAGGCCCCCCGCTACGGCGGTAGGACCAGAGGGTCGCTCAAGGGCAGAGCATCGAATCTGGCGTCGACCATCAAGGCCGGCGCAGCCAGCCGCAAATCGCACGCCGGCGGCATCTACGTCCGCATGAACCACTTCGGTACCCGATGGGATGGGCAGGCCCCGAACCCGTGGCTGTACCGAACTCTCAACGCCAACAGAACATTCGCCGTACAACGTGTGCGCCGCGAACTCATCAAACGAAAAGAAGAGGCAGGACTATGAGTGTGAAGAGCGCAATGGGCGACCTGATCGACGGACTGACCGGACTACAGGTCAAGCGGGTCCAATCGCTCACCGGCTCCCAGATCCACGAACCGGACGACTACTACGCCTGGCTGTTCGCTCTCGCCTACGTCAGACCCATGCACCCCGAACAGGTGAAGAACTGGGGTAAGGACGAGATCGACGGGTTCGATGACTTCCAGGCCAGCACGACCACCAAGGCCGTCGCCGAAATGCTCAAAGGCGATGACGGGGACGAGGACACGGACCCAAAAGACGCGCCCGCGAACTAGCGGACGCTGAGGCCAAACAGCTCGCACAGTGGTGCATGCTCACCGGCCAACCTCCAAAGGTGTACTACGACCTGACGATTCGCGAACGCAACGCATTCGTGACCGTCGCCAACAAGCGAGTATCGAAACGAAAGAGACGCAGCTGATGGTCACCACCGAGAACGGATGGGAATCGATCCCTCCGAGCAAGGTCGTCCGGCGCGGAATCACCGGAACGAATATCGTCCTCCCCCTGCACTGGCACGACTGCGGATTCGTGCTCATCAGCTTCGCGGCGATGTACAACCGCGTCATCGAGCCACTGACCGGAGGTGCTTCGGACGAGGGCGGCTACACCGAGACGAACTCGGTGTACACGTCGAATCACAAGTCCGGCACCGGGATTGACTTGAACTGGAACAAGTACCCGTTCCGCCGGTACACGATGGCCAAGGCGATGGTCAACGACGTGAAGGCCCTACAGGCCGACTTCGCGTGGCTCATCGACTGGGGCCGCGATTGTTGGGGCGGCAACCCGGTGGACGAGATGCACTACCAGGTCGCCAAGGGCAAGCCGATGCAGGCGTACGTCGACTTCGCGAACGAGCTGCGCGCCGGCAAGTTCGGCCTCTACGGCGCGACCGCACCGACCCTCAACCCTGTCGTGGTCCCCAACCCTGGCGTTGGTGGACTGCTGATGCGTGGCTCGACAGGCGAGGCGGTGCGCCGGCTCCAGGACCGGCTCAACCGGGACTATCCCCGGTACTCCCGGCTCGTGGCCGATGGCGACTTCGGGCCGGCCACCGAGGGTGTCGTGCGCGAATTCCAGCGGCGCGCGAATCTGCTCGTGGACGGCATTGCGGGGCCGGCCACTCTCAAGGCTCTCGGACTGTGAGGGCGCTCCACACTCTCGCGACTGCGGTGGTGATCGGCGTCGTCGCCGGCACCACCGCAGCAGCGAGCTACCTGCTCCGCACCGACCTGCCTACTGAGGCACAGCTCATGGAAGAGAAATCATGACCGCACCACAAGGCCCCCTCGATCAAGTACGCAACGAGATCATGCGCGTCATGGGTCCCGAGATCGACGCCCGGTTCGAGCAATTGACCCCGATCATCGCGCGGGCTCTCAATCGCAACGTGCCGCTCGATGAGGTGCGCATACCGCCTCCGGTAGCCACGGTGCCCGCGAAGACCGCAGCGTCCCGCACAGCCCTGCAAGCGGCTATCGCACTGCCACTGTCTGCGGTGCTCGGCTACGCCGCCGACGTGATCGGTGGCGACAACTTCGAGCTGTTCGATCTCGCAGACTGGAAAGGGCTCGGCAGCGGTGCTGTCGTCGCCGGCATCATGGCCGTGCTCGCGTTCGGTCAGCGCAAGATCGGCCGCTGATGAACGAACGCGCAGTGATCGCAGCGGCTCGGCTGCTGTCGATGCTGTGCGGCTTCGGCGCAATCGCAGTCGGTGTTCTCTACGCCGGCCCCGAGCAGCTGGTGCGCCGGCCGCTGCCCGGTGGACAAGAGACGCTGGTGGTTCTCATCGAATCCGCATTCCCAGTGTGGCCCTTCCTGTTCGGGCTCACCGGTGCCTGTCTCATCGTGTGCGCCTGGCGGCCCCGGCAGATCCTCATAGCGCACGGATTTGTGGTGCTGGCGTGGGGATTCTGGGGGTTCTGTCTGATCATCGCGCCACTGCGCAGCGTGCCCCCGACGCCCATCATCGTGGGCGTCATCGCGTTCGTACTGGGTGTCGCGTCCAACTTCGGAACTATGCGCCTGTGGGCGGCGCTCGGAGTGAAGTAATGGATATCGCCGCGATCGTCGCCGCTGCCATCGGCGCGATCGCTACCGCTGTCGCCACCGTCGTATCGGTGCGCGGCCGAGTGCAGACCGAGAACGTGGTGGCGCTCGTGAAATCGAACGGCACTCTCAACCGGCAGGTAGCCCGGTTGGACGAGTGGAAGATCGCCGGCCGCTACTACATCGCTCGACTGCGAGGGCAGTTGGCAGACAACGGGATAGAGCCTCTGCCGCTCCCCGTGGAGCTACGGGAGGACTTGGGCGATGCCTAGCAACACAGTCGATATCTACTTCAAGGGTCACGACTCCAATCTGACCAACACCATCCGCGAGGTCAAAGCGGCGCTGACGACCCTGCGTAATGAGCGCATCAACATCAAGGTCGACGTGGACGACCGGGCGCTCACCCGGCTCCAGGACAAGATCAACGGCGTCCGCAACGGCATCGCCCGCGTCAACGTCGCAGCGAACACCAACGAAATATCCCGCGTCCGCAGAGAGCTGGCCGAGCTACGCGACCGCACCGTCCGCGTCGACGTAGAGCTACGCAACGCCGGCGCGCTGGCCGAGCTCGCAGCATTCGACACCGCGCGCGGCAACGTGACGATGAACCTCGATCTCGACACACGCGGCGCAGCAGCAGAACTGGCGGCATTCATCGCCATCATCCCCCGCAGCGTGACAATCAACCTCGATATCGACACCGGAGCCGGCGCAGCCCGCATCGCCGCGCTACTCGCCGCAATCCGCGCGCTCAACGATGCCGGTGGCGGACTCGGCAACACTGCCCGCGGACTATCTAGAGTGGGCTCCGCTGCCGGCGGCATAGCAGTCGCAAAGCTCGGCGTCGTCGTGCCCCTGGTCTCGACTCTCGCGTCCGGCGCAGTCGGTGCCGGCATCTTCGGCACTGCCGCTGCACTCGGTGCCGTCACGGCCGGTGCCGGCGCAATGGCGGTAGGGTTCGGCGCTGCTGTCGCCGCGATACCCATTGCCGCAGCAGCGATGTCGCAGAAGGTGCAGGACCACTTCACGTTCATGAAGAACGACGTGGTCGACACGATGAAGGAAATTGCCAAGCCCGTCGAGCAACCGCTCGTGGACCTGGCGACCTCGCTCGGTGCAGCATTCCACCAAATTCGGCCTTCCCTCGACGTGGTGACCGCCGGCGCGGCCAGACTCGTCAACGAGCTGTCGGGCAAGATGCCGGCCATCGCCGCCGAGGTCGGGCCGGCGATGGAGAAGATGTTCGCCGGCGCAGAGCCTCACATCAAGAATCTGATCTCGAATATCCCGTCCTACGTCAAGGCGTTCGGCGACTTCGCCGGCAAGCTCGGCGACCCCGCCATCGTGGCCGGCGCGCAGCGAGTGTTCGGCGCCATACCTGGCATCATCGACAAGGTCGGTGACTCGCTCGTATGGGCCGGCGAATCCTTCGGCGACCTGATGGGCTGGCTCGACGCCGGCAATCTCGATGGATTCACCAGTGGCATAGGCGATTTCATCTCAAATCTGCAAAGTACGGACTGGTCCGGCGTGACTGCAGGACTAGCCGACATGTCCAACGCTTTCGGCGACTTCATGGGCAGCATCAACACCGACAATCTCGCGACCAACATCGAAGGGCTGGCGACCTTCGCCGCCGATTTGACTCGGGTCAGCGGCCAGGTGGTAGATGCCTACGCACAAATGGACGAAGCGTTCCGCAAGGGCAACGAGTCGATGGGCGGTGGCCCCGTCGAGTGGGGCGGCAAGGCAGCCGACTGGACGAAGAGCATCATCTCCGAACTGACCGGCGGTGACCGGCCTGAAATCCCACCGATCCCCGTCGACATCACCCCCGGTGAGATGGTGAATGGAACGTACGACAGTCAGGCGGCGCGCGCCGGCCTCGAACCGATCGAAGTTCCTACTACCCCCGGGGAGTTGGTGCCCGGGAGTTACGACAGTCAGGCTGCGCGCGCCGGCCTACCGCCTCTGGAGATTCCCACAGAACTGCAAGCACCTCCCCCGCCCGCGCCACTGCCACCGGTTGAACAACCGATTGTCCCCGGCCCGATGGATGCCCCGCCGCCCCCGCCGCCATTGGAGCAGCCGATCACACCTGCCCCGATGCCGACGCCCGAGCCACCGCCGCCCGTCCCCGTGGACGTACAGGTCAACGGTGCAGTGACCGTGCCACCACCGCCCCCGGTGCCGATCACGTTCGACGTGACGCAACCGACGATGATCCTCACGCCGCCCCCACCGGTGCCGATCACCTTCGACGTTGCGCTGCCGACGATCTCGATTCCGTCACCGCCCCCGGTGAAGGTCGTGTTCGACGTGGAGCCACCCGACGTGTCGAGTGTCAACGTCAACTTGACAAGCCAGGGTGCAGCGGCCGGCCAGACGTTCGCCAACGGACTGGCCGGATCGGCCGGCGCTGTGGCCGGCGCTGCCGCCACGATGGCCGCAGCAGCGCAGGGCGTGTCGGTGGACTTGTCCGCTGCCGGTGCCGCTGCCGGTGCCAGCTTCGCGGCCGGCCTCGCATCTCAGGCCGGCGCTGTCGCTGCCGCTGCCGCCAATCTCGGCGCGGTCGCAGCCGCGAACAAGGGACATTACAAGGGCCGCAAGGGAATCGCCGCCGATCGCATCATGCTCATACCGCACGGGCAGGCGATGGCTAAGGGCTTCATCTCCGGCATGCAGTCCCAGCGCCGTGACCTCATCCGCGCATCGCAGGCCCTCGCCTCCGATGTGTACACCGCGTTCGATGACGAGCTGGTCCCTAACATCGGCCTGTCCGGCGGCGTCGACATGACGCAGAAGGTCTATGTCACAGTCGAGGCCGGCATGATGGCCGACCCCGTGAAGATCGGCCGCGACATACGAGACGCGCTCGGTGCCTACGCCTCCGCTGTCGGCGGATCGGTGAGCGTCGATGTCTGAGTTCACCGATATCACGATGGTGGCGGTGCAGGTCGAGACGGCCCGAACCGACGTGTGGGTGGAGGACGGCCGCTCGCCGGCGTCGTACCCGGTCGACGGGGTACCGCTGCGCAAGCTGCTGGCGATGCCACCCGACGTGCTGTCGCTGCCGGTGACTACTCCGATCGCCGGCTACGGCACCTACCCCGCCGTTCGCAAGGACGACACACTGTCCGGCGTCGTGGTCAACACCACCGCCACTCCCACGGTCAACCTGACGACATCGGGCACCGGGTCCGACAAGGTCGTGACCGACGTGAAAGTGTCGGTCAGCACCTCCACGTCGGTCGAGGAGAAGTCCACTCGGACGATCGGCCCGACACTGGCGCAGACCAAGTTCCCGACGCCGGTATCGGCCGGCGATCAAGTGAGCTTCGCCGGCCGCTTCGCGATACGGCGCACCGGCACGATCGCTCGGAACTCGGACGAGGACACCACCGAGCTGATGGCTCGCGTCTCGCTGTGGGGCATGTCCAGCAACACCGACGAGTACGGGGTGGTGCAAGAGACCGCCACCGAATTGCTTTCGTACGAAGCGCAATTCCAGAACAAGTCACTCGGCGGTGTCAGCGTCTCCCAGATTCTCATCACCATTCCCACCGTCTCGCCGGCCGTTGTGCCGGCCGGCGTCGTCGCGGTGCATCTGACGGTGTCGATCATCGCGAACCGATCGGCCACGTGGTGGGATGCAGGCTTGCGTGAGTTCTACGCCGCGTCGTACGACTTCCCCTACCGCAGCGCGAAGTACCACACCAGTAAGAACTTTTTCACCCACGCCGATGTGAACCCGCTACGGCTGACCGTCGTTCCGAAGACGCCGCCAACGCCAGGCGTGCCGGCCACTGAGTGGGAGACACGAACACAAGAGCAGACCCGGCTGCACCGCTTCGACTACGAGGACGTGACCGGCGACGTCGCGTCGATTCGCACCGAGAAGATCGAGGCCGACCTGGGTGTCCAGTCGATCCGGTTCGTGTCCGACACGATCTCGCCGAAAGTCGTTGCTGGCAAACGCATCAGGGTATTGGCGCTGCATCGTGACGGCACCTTCACCACCATCGTGGCCGGCACCGTACGGACGCGCCGGATAGTCGAGGATGGACGCCACCGCTCGCAGGTCGAGATCGGCGTGCACGACAGTCACGGCAAGCTCGGCTCGACCGAATGCGGTGTCGCGTTCGCCGGCCTCGCCGAGTACGCGCCGGTGTTGAACCGGATCGGCATTCCCACCACGATCGACGCCGACAACGTGACCGGCCCCTCCCGCCCGCTACCGGCGTGGGGCGGCGCATTCCCCGCCTACCGCACCGACAAGCTGTCGGTGCGTGACGCGCTCATCATGACCCGCAACCGAGTCAAGGGCTTCATGCGGCTCACCCGCCGCGATCGCCTCGAGGTGCTGTCCGCTCTGCCGGCCGGCATCGCACTCGACGTGTCCGACATTCCCGACGAGGGCGATATGTCGTATTCGGTCAACGCTGAGTTCGGCACGGACACAGCCGATCTCATCAACCAAGTCTCGGTGATGGAACACCTGTTGGACTCCGCCGACTTCGACAGGTCGACGGGCAACGAGGATCCCCCGATGCAGTTCGGCTACATGAAGGGCCGAACCCAAACCGCTCAGTATCGCCGGCCGGCTGCGATCGAGGCGTACGGGTTGGCCGCGAAGATGTTCCCAGTGGTGCGAGGTACTGGCACGTGGGCCGATATCGAGGCCGGCAACTACGGCACCTCGTTCGCGGCGTGGGCCTCCGCAATCCTGGACGCCTACTCGATCGAGCGATCCGGCCCGAAGTCGATCACGCTTCCCGTGGGCACCGACACTCAGCGCCGGCTCGTGTCGAAGCTCGAAGTGCTCGATGCCATCGTGGTCCGGTTCCGAGGGCAGGCGTTCGTGCGTCACATTCGCCGCATCTCACACGAGATCGACCCCGCAACAGGCCGCTGGAAAGTGAACCTGCGTTTCGACGTGACAGGCGACCAGGTCTACTGGCTGCCCACCGTGCCGGTCCCGCTCATCGCTCTCGGTGACACCGACGCCGGCACCCTCTCTGACCCGTCGTCCGGTCTGGTCGACGGCCGCTACCCCGATGAACCCGATGTGTACGAACTCGATGGAGGAACGCTCTGATGGTTGCACGCGCACGCATTCAGCAGCTCCGCGCCACAGCAGCGCAGTGGACGCAACAGAACCCGGTACTCAAGGCCGGTGAACTCGGCGTCGAGACGGACACCGGCTACATGAAGGTAGGCAACGGCGTCGCCGCGTGGAACGCTCGGCCGTACCAGGCCGGTCCGAAGGGTGACACCGGCGCGAAGGGTGACACCGGCGCGAAGGGTGACACCGGGGCCAAGGGTGACACCGGGGCCAAGGGTGACACCGGCGCGAAGGGCGACACCGGGGCGCAGGGAAATGGACTCCAGTTGCGCGGCCAAGTCGCGACGTACGCTGCCCTGCCGACGAGCGGCCTCACTGCCGGCGACGGCTACATGGTCACCGCCGATGGCAAGGTCTACATCTGGTCCGGTAGTGCGTTCCCCGCCAACGGAAACGGAGTGCAGCTCAAGGGTGACACCGGCGCGAAGGGTGACACCGGGGCGCAGGGCACGAAGGGTGACACCGGGGCCAAGGGTGACACCGGCGCGAAGGGCGACACCGGCGCGAAGGGTGACACCGGACCGGCCGGCCCGCCTGGTGGTGTGCAAAACGGTGCCGGCGTCGCCGCCGTCCGCAAGATCACCGCCGCCGCGTACGCCGCGCTGGCCGCGAAGGACGCCACCACCGCCTACTTAATTGTCGGCTGATGCCACTCCAAATCGGGGACGCCGCAGTCACTTCCGTCTACATCGGATCGGACCCGGTCTCACGCATCCACATCGGGGACGATCTCGTGTGGCAGGCATACGCCGGTGCCGGCATGGACAAGTCCGGCGGCCAAACCCTGGGCGGGTCGACGTGGTCTCAGATCACCGGGTGGGCCGCGCGCGCCGGCTCGACCGTGGTCAACAACGGGCTCGTGCTGCCGGCCGGCGTGACTGCCACAGCTGTGGTGCAGGTGACCTACGGCGGTAGCAACTCGGTCAACGCGTGCCGCGTCCTCGCCGATGGCGTCGTCGTCGGAACCTCCCCCTCGGGAGGGCAGGTAACGACCGCAACCGTGACCATCCCCGCTGCCGGCGCTGACCAACTCATCACCGTTCAGGGATACGTCGCCGGCCTTACCGGTGGCCGTGCCATCGCAGCCAGCGGCACGTTCCTGACGCTCAGTTAGCGACCTGGGACAGGAACATGATCACCACGACGAAGACAGCTACGCCCCCGACGATGTAGATCAGGACGGGATTTGCCTTGCGCCTGTACCGTTCCGGCACGGCCGCAGCGGCCGCGCGCCGACGGCGCACCAGTGTGTCGATGGCGAAACCCCAGAGCGTCAGCAGTATCAGCAGTTGAATCCACGCCATTTCTTGGAACACAGTCATGGCGTGATTCATAGCACACCGGACAATTCAGGCGACGGCGCGGAACAGGTCCAGCTTCTCGATGGCCGTCCGCATGCGTAGGTCGCTCACGCCGGTGTAGCCCTGCGTCGACGTGATCGAGCCGTGGCGCATCAACTCTTGCACCACTCGCACATCGGCCCCGTCCTCCAGCAGAGTTGTCGCGTACCAGTGCCGCAACGGGTGAGCAGAGCCCGGTACGTTGGCGCGTCGAAATACGTCACCGATGCACTGAGAGACCGACTTTCGGGTGACATGCTGGCCTGGTCGTGTCTTGTTGGAGGGGAACCACCAGCCCCGCTTCGGCATGGTCTCGGCTGTGGTGGCCAAGAGAGGGTGCAGTGGTACCCACTTCTCATCGCCGCCCTTGCCGAGGATGAGCATGCGGCCGCGTGCGAGGTCGACGCTCTCACCGCGGAACTCTGCGATCTCGATGCAGCGGAGGCCGGCCAGGGTGGCGAGCAGGATCATCACCCGCGTGCGGTGGTGCATGTTGGTTTTCAGCAGTGTCATCAGGTGAGTGTCGGCAACGGGTCGAGGCTTACGCTTCGGCTGCCGGATGGTGCCGATCTTCAGCATGGGGTTGTCGACTCGAATGTCCTGCACCTGTAGCCATTTGAACCAGCTCGCCATGTACGAGTTGTAGGTGTAGTGGGTACTGCGTTTCCATTCTGGGTGCGAGGCGTACCAGCGCAGGATGTCGATGGGCTGCGCGAAGGTCGGGTCGAGCTTGGCTTCTCGCTCGAATTGCCGCAGCACTCGGATGCGTTCGCTCGATGTCAGCTCCGAGCGTCGTTGGCCGTGCTGGAAAATCTCCCACTGATCAATAGTCGCGTTAGTGCTCATCTGTCACATCTACACCAAAACGGACAGGGCGGGGGTGTGGTTTAGCGATATGCCCAGCGGCAAGCAATCGCTCGATCGTCTCGCCCACGAGGTCAGGTGCGTCGATCGCCACGCGCGCCAGCACCATACGGGCATCGTCCACGTCGAGCTGCCGCGTGAGTTCGTCTGCCTCGCGCCAAGTCCAGGCGCTCATCCGGTGGGCCTCAGCTCGTGCAGCACACCCGGTCGGAGGGTGTGAATCGTGGACCTTTTAATCCGCAGGTCGTAGGTTCGAGTCCTACTGGGGGCACCAC